AACGGACATGGAACTATTTATGAAAAAGAATGGATGGGAAATTTGGAAGAGCGATAACGTACATCAACCAAATTCTGTCTGCTACAACTGTAAAAGTATGGTTGAGAGCCAAATAAAAAAATAGGAGCGTGAAGCGGAATGAATAAAATATCTAACGAATGTTTCAAATGCAGAAGTCGATTCTGTTCGACAGGAATAATTAGTGTTGCTGATGCAGGGGAAAGTTTTAATGAGATTGCCTGCCCTAAGCACACTAGCGAGCTATATAGGAGAGCTGATGAGGTATTAGGGAAAGACAACGGTGTTTATAGATTGCATGTTAGTTCATCAAGCACATTGTCTAGAAAATGATGAAAGAAAAAGTAAAGGAGCTGGAAGAATGATACCCAAAGAAAAATTCATTAAAAACTGCGTCCTTAATGGATATGCGAGTAAAAAAAGAGCCGCAGAGTATGCTGAATCAAAAACCCAACTTACTGAAGAAGATTATGCCGAAGTATTTCGTCAAAACGAACGGGCGAATGACGTTAAAAATGGTGCGCTAAAAATTGTCCCAACCATAGATAGTGATTATTTAATTAATTCGCTAGGTCAAAAGCAACCGTCGTGGAAGAGAGATATAGATTTAAACAGAGGATTGAGAATGTGAGGGGGAAGAGGAATGGCCGAAAAAATAAACCACCCCAAACACTACAAAGGCAATCAATTCGAAGCAATCGAGCAGACGATTAGAGACAAACGAGAAGAGGAATTAGGTATAGTCGCACACAGAAAAGACCGAACACCGTGGCTAGTGACAATGACACTGGACGATTGGATGGAGATATATAAGCGGTATTTAATTACCCTAGAGTAGACAAAGAGCACCCAAATACAGTTGAATCAGCGGAATCAACTGAACAAGGGATATAGAGGAGGAAGAGCATGGACGAGGTACTATTTGAACCAATCGAAATTAAAGAAGCTAAGCAACCAAAAATAGAACTATATCACGATAATTTACAGAATTACAAGAGGTATAACATACCGCCCGCACAACTAGTCATTGCTGACATACCCTATAACATTGGCAAAAATGCCTATGGATCAAGTTTGGAATGGTATAACGGCGGAGACATCAAGAATGGGGAAAGCAGCAAAGCCGGGAAGAACTTTTTCAACAGTGATGAGAACTTTAACATCGCAGAATTTATGCACTTCGCAAACAAGCTGATCAAGAAAGAACCTAAGAAAACAAATTCTGCAGGCGCAATGATTGTCTTTTGCGCCTTTGAACAAATGCATATGCTCATTGAATATGGCAAGAAACATGGGTTTAAAAACGCCTACCCATTAGTATTTACAAAAAAAAGCAGCGCACAAGTGCTAAAGGCGAATATGAGAATTGTGGGAGCGACAGAATACGCAGTTGTTCTTTACAGGGATAAGTTACCTAAATTTAATAACGGCGGTGCAATGGTGAAGAATCATTTTCCGTGGGTAGTCGATAACAGCGTACCAAAAATACACCCGACTCAGAAGCCGATTCCGGTATTAAAGCGACTCATTGAAATATTCACTGATGAAGGGGATGTCGTCATTGATCCGTGTGCAGGTAGTGGTTCAACTCTGAGAGCAGCCGCCGAAATGGGAAGACATGCTTATGGCTTCGAGGTTTATAAAGAGTTTTATGATTTGGCTCAAAAGGAAATGTTGACGAATATCGGAATGAACCTATTTTGAGAAAGGAGCAGACTCATGAACAACACCAAATACCACTTCTACAAGCAAGGAGCCGACCCAGAGTTACCCGGTTTACGTTACTCAGACGCATCACACGGCATATGGGGCTATTTAGCCCCTCAGAGCCTTAAATGGTATCTAGGGTATAAAGACATTCAGACAATGGAAAACGAGCTGAAACAGGCAAAAACGGACGCTAGAAACGGCATACGAGGGCGGCGAACCGTTAGACAATCATTTAACAGTAGATACTAGGAGGGGCAACATGGAACGATTTGTATATGAAATACACGAAGGAGACGAATTGATCAGCCGTGGAGATGTGGATAAGATTCAAGCTATAAGAAGGTGTTATGGGACAGTGAAGCTCCTAAGAAAAAATATTTCGATGAACTATTCCGCGTGAGTAAGAATCAGATAATGTGGGGAGGAGATGGTTAGATGAAAGCTAGAAAGAAACCAGAACCGAATAAGATTTTCAGACTTAACGACAATGATCTATCGTTCTTCAAACTGGAAGAGCTCCCAAACAACTGCGGAACTCAACCGTTGATACATTTACAAGAAGTGGGTTGGTTACCACTACCAGATGAAAACAGAACAGTTACAAGGTTTTGGAACGATTTAGAAAAGTACGGATTTATCTATGCTGAGAAAGAATTCAAAGAAAATCGGGGTGATTGAATGACGTACACAAAAGAGAAAGTCGCTGAAATCTATGCGAAGAACATCCGTGAAGAATTATCCGAGCGTGGCTGGACAGTAGCTGAGCTAGCAAGAAGAATGGGGATATCTGAACCAAGAGCCAAGTCGCTATTGGAACGAGGTACGCTAACTCATGACCTCGTTTCAAAATTGTGTAACGTTTTTGATGTTGATCCGTGGGTGCTGTTTACAGAGTAGGAGTAAAAATGAAAATAATTAGAACTTACGAAATGGAACACGAAGAAAGTGACGAACTTATAGCCGAAAATGTTGAGAGCAAATACGCTGAAACAATAGCTGAGTTTTTAAATACTACAATACATGATTGGTGGGGCTATGAGTTTAAAGTAGTTGAAGATGATTATGAAATATATATAGCTCCATTAGACAAATACAAATTAGACGAAAATGGCAGATGGAAAGGATAAATAGGAGTGAGAAGATGGAACAAGAAAATGAGTTAGAAAAATTATTCAAGAAACGGTTAGAACTGAAAGAAGAAATAAAGCGCTATGAATATGTTCTATCTGAAATGGAAGAAAAATTTATAAGTGTCATGGTTTATGTGGGCTCTTCTTATAATCTCCATGATTTTCATGACCCATACATCAAGAAAAAGATGAAGGAATCACTTAAAACAAAGATATATCTAATCAACCACGACATCAAGAAGGTTCAGAAGAGGATTGCGCAGGTTGTGCAGGAGGAAGACAATAAAGGGAGACAGTGAATGCTTAGAGATATTGCAGCGGTACTTATTGGTGGGCTACTGGGACACGGTATTTACATTATTGTTCGTGAAATGTGGTTAATCCCTATGATTGAAAGAAGAGATAAAGGATTAGCAAATCGCCTAAAAGATAGGAAGTGAGCGAGTGGCGGAATTCGAAAGATTAGACATAGGCATAGATGAAATTACAGGCAAGCCAGAAAAGAACTGCTTGATTATCGTTTCTGATGGGAAAGTGAAAAAAATGAATGTCCCCGACTTTGCTCAAATTACTTTACGCTCACAAGACGGGAAGATTCAAGTAGTTGAGACAACTACAAAGGAGAAGTTCTGAAAACCTTGCTATGATGGGGATAGTAAGATATAATAAGGGTAACGAAACAAACAAACTGAATAAGTCTGACTGGAAAAACCAGAGGGCATTTTATGTTTACCAAATCGGTAGGCGTAGAATGTCCTCTTTTTTTGTTTAAAGGGGGGATAACATGGCATACCGACAAGAGAGAATCAGGGAATATGAAAGAGACCTTAAGAATCTACGTAGACAACAAAGTGCTACTGAGGACGAAAGCGAAAAGAAAATTCTAGGCAGTATGATATCCAGCACCGAGTATGCCTTGTTCTGGCTAAAGAATCGCCATGAGCGTATGACAGGAGAAAGCTATAAAGATAATCGCCTAAACTACAAACAGCGTGAGCAATTGTGGGGGGATATAGATGATGCAATTTCCTACTACAACATTACCCACTCGCCAGAAGCCGAAAAACAGCCCGTAGACACGTTTTCGATGGTTGTTGAAGATTTCCTTTCTCTCTTAAGTAAAAACGAACGAGAGGCGTTTATTTTAACCAGAGTGAGCTTATACACCCACGAAGAGACAGCGCAAGCGATGAACATCTCTATTGGATCAGTTAAGCAATATGTAAGCAGAGCGAAAGAAAAAATCGAGAAAGCGAAGAAATTCGGGCTACAAACGAGCTTGAAAGTGTAGGATTGAATTCTTTGTCAACCAAAAGCAACTAATAAGTGAATACTATAAAAAGTGTATTGAAAACAGCTCATGGGTTTCGCTACTGCCTATGGGTTGTTTTGAGTATACACAGAAAGAGGTGGAGCGTATGCAAATTGAGATGATGCACATTAGTCAGGTTACACCATACGAACATAACCCTAGAATAAACGAAGCGGCAGTTGAGGTAGTCGCAGAAAGCATTTCAGAATTTGGATTTAAAAACCCTATCATCGTAGATGAACATCACGTTATTGTTAACGGGCACACTAGGTTGAAAGCTGCAAAAAAACTTGGGTTAGAGACCGTCCCTGTAATCGTTGCTGACGATTTGACAGATGAACAAACTCGTGCATTTCGGTTAGTTGATAATAAAACAGCTGAATTTGCTATGTGGGATGAAGAAAAATTACAACAAGAAATAGATGATATTTTAGATATTGACTTAAATAAATTTGGTTTCGAAGAATTAATTGAAGAGGCTGAACAAGCTCTTGAAGAAGAGAATATATATACAGACAAAATTCAAAGTCCTCAATACGAACCCAAGAGGGATGAAAAACCATCTTTGTCGCAATTGGTAGATAAAGAGAAATACAAAGAATTAGAACGCCGAATACGATTAGCTGATCTACCTGAAGACATTGAAGAATTTTTATTAATAGCTGCTACGAGGCATTATTTGTTTGATTATGGAGAAATTGCAGAGTATTACGCCCACTCCGATAAGCAAGTCCAAAAATTATTTGAAGATAGCGCTCTTGTTATTATCGATTTTGATGACGCGATTAAAAACGGATACGTTAAAACGGTCGAATCTTTGGACGAAATGAGTGTCGAAGATGAAGAAATATAAATACGCAGTTCTTATACTCTCTCACGGGAGAGCAGGGAACGTTAAGACACTTAAAACATTAAAAAAGCATGGATATACTGGCGACTGGTATATTGTTGTCGATGATATGGACCCAACAGTTCAAGAGTACGAGGATATATACGGTAAAGAAAAAATCGTAATGTTCAACAAAAAAGAATATGCGAATAAAACAGATACGATGGATAATTTTCAAGACATGCGAATTGTTGTGTACGCTCGGAATGCTACGTTCGATATTGCTGAAAGTTTGGGATTGGATTATTTTCTTGTTTTGGACGATGACTACACATCTTTTGGCTTTCGTCGAGTGCGCGAAGGAAAGTTAGTTCAAATATATGCAAAACAGTTAGACAAACTATTCGACACAATGTTCGATTTCTTAGAAGTGAGTGGAGCGAAAACGGTAGCTTTGGCGCAAGGCGGAGATTTAATCGGCGGAGCACAAGGATGGGCTGGGAAAGGCGGCATAAAGCGGAAGGCCATGAATAGTTTCTTTTGCAAAACTGACAGACCGTTTAAATTTCTCGGCACAATAAACGAAGATACAAATGCTTATGTGAGATATGGGATTATCGGGGAATTATTTCTCACTATTGTCGAAGCGTCTTTAGACCAAACGAATACGCAAGAAAGTGATGGCGGTTTGACTGAAATTTATTTAGACCAAGGAACGTACGTGAAATCCTTTTATACGGTTATGTTAGCTCCTCAAAGTGTGAAAATTCGAATGATGGGGAATAAGTTCAAAAGACTGCACCATCATATCAACTGGAATAAAACGGTCCCGAAGATATTGAACGAAAGATATAAGAAAGAGTGAGTAGATGGCAAAGAAAGGAGAATACAAAAAATGGTTAACCGAAGGCGGGCTGAAACAGCTAGAAGAATGGGCTCGCCTAGGTTTAACAGATAAAGAGATAGCGAATAATATCGGAGTTGTGGCCGACACATTATCAAATTGGAAAACTAAATATGAACCGATAAAGTCGGCCATTAAAAAGGGAAGAGCTCCTGTTGTGATTGAAATAATGAATGCGATGGTTAAACGAGCTACTGGTTACGAGTACGAAGAAAGCGATACGTATTTCGAGGAGCAAGCTGATGGATCTATGAAGCCTCGTGTTGTTAAAAAGAAAAGGCATTTACCTCCTGATGTCGGAGCGGGTAGTTTCTTATTGAAAAACTGGGCTCCTGAACAATTTAGGCGTATGTCTCCTGAATTTAAAGCGAAGATAGAGGCGGAAACAGAGAATTTACGTATTGAAACAGCGCATAAAAAGCGGGAGCTTGAAGATGGCAATGGCAACGATGAAAAAATCATCATTGTCAACAATGCAGATGACGAACGTATGAAGAAGTGGGTGGAAGAAAATGGCGGTTTATAGCCCTCAGAAAGAAGTGCATGTTCATGACTTGTACGACCGTTTGAACCCTACTTTCTATCGGTTGTTACTAACGGATAAGCCTAATAAATTGACAAAAGGTGGGCGTTCTGGAACAAAATCATCTGCTATTTCTGAAATCCTCGCTCAAAAAAAGGAAGTTTACCCTGAAAGTAACATTATTTGTTTTAGGCAGAAAGCGAACTCGTTGAAAATGTCGGTTTACAATCAGATTATGTGGGCATTAAACGAAGCTGGTGTTGCTGACCAATATGAGTTCCGAAGCAACCCGATGACGATTCTTCACAAGAAGAGGCGTACGGGTTTTTACTTTATGGGAATGGATGACCCGCAAAAAGTCAAATCAATCAAAATTGAAAATGGCTTTGTGTCTGACTTGTGGTTTGAAGAAGCGGATGCATTAAGAGGCCCTGAAGAAATAGATACGGTTCAAGACACGTTCATTCGTAATGATTTGCCTCATGGATTAGAGGTTAATACATGGGTTTCATACAATCCTCCAAGAGGACAATATCACTGGATAAACGAGTGGGCAGCTAAGTTGCAAAGTGACCCTGATTGGTACGTTCATCATTCAACGTATCTTGATGATGTAAGAGGATATAATTCACAGCAATTGTTACGAAAGATTGAAAATTACAAAAAGAACGACTATGACTATTATCGCTGGCAGTATCTGGGAGAGATAATCGGGTTTGGTTCGAACGTCTATAACATGTCATTATTTAATCTTATTGACGAGTTGCCAGATGATGATCCGATAGTGGATGTTGCATACAGCGCCGACGTGGGACACCAAACTTCCGCAACGATTGTTGGTTGTTTTGGAATTACGGCGAAAATGAACGTTATTCTCTTAGATACTTGGTATTACAGCCCTCAAGGAAGAGTGAAGAAAAAAGCACCTAGTGAGCTTTCTAAAGAAGTTTATGAGTTTGTTAAGTCAAAGGGCTATGGCGTGTATAAATACACCATAGACAGTGCGGAAGGTGGGTTTAGGAATCAATATTATCTCGATTATGGAACTCGCTGGCATGGAGTCGCAAAGAAAGAAAAACATATCATGATTGACTATACACACGACCTGCTCGCGCAAGGTCGTTTTTATGTGCTCAACAACAAAAATAACAAAGTATTCCTGGAGCAGTGCAAACGATACGAATGGGATGAAAAGACGATTCATAGTGATGCACCTAAGCCGATCAAAGAGGAAGACCACGCACCAGATTGCCTACAATACTTTTGTACAGACAATTTGAGACGTTTGGGGCTTAAGCATTAGTAAAATATTAACACTGTTTTTGATATATCCCGTGTTTTTATCAAAAGTGAGTTAAGAAAGTGACAAAGGTGGTGGTTTGATGTGGAACCAACTAAAACAATACGGAAGGGGGCTGCTTAGAAAATTGGGATTAATTAAAGAGTTAAAGAGCTTGAAAGAACATAAACAGATTAATGTAGACGAAGAAGAATATAATCGCATTGATTTTAATAAGCGTTTATATCAAGGGCATGTTAAAGAATGGCACGACCTTCGTTATAAAGGAACGATGGGAATGATTGAGCGTCGACAGATGACTTTGAACATGCCTAAAGTGCTGGCGAAAAAAATGGCACGGTTAGTGATGAACGAAGGCGTCAACATTTCTCTTGCTAAAAACAGCGAAAAAGAGAACCAATGGGAGCTTGTAAAAGGTGTGTTCAACTCAAACAAGTTCATCAGAGAGTTTCAACGCTACCTTGAATACATGTTTGCGATGGGGGGCGTGGCTTTAGAAGTTTATCTCGATGGAGAAAAACCAAAGATAGCTTATGCGACCGCAGACGCCTTCTTTCCGTTGTCAAACGACACTGAACAAGTAGATGAAGCAGTTATCGCAAATCAATTCAAAGATGGCGAAAACTACTACACGCTCTTGAAATGGCACGAATGGGGCGATTTTACTGACGAAGAAGGCGAAACATATAACTATCGGATAAAAAACGAGTTATTTGTGAGTAAAAAGCGTGACGTTCTTGGAGAAAGAGAGTCGCTTTCGTCTTACTTTGAAGATATGGAATCAGTTACTTATTTCAATCGTGAATCACCACTGTTTATTTATATCAAGCCAAACGAAGCGAACAACAAAAATATATCAAGTCCGTTGGGTATATCCGTTTTTGAGAATGCCTATGACACGATTCGTATGCTCGACGTAATGTACGACTTTTGGTACAACGAGTTTCGGCTTGGTAAGAGACGTGTAGCGGTACCTGAATATTTGGTTAAGACTGCGCACGATAGGAACGGTACTCCATATGTATACTTTGACGATTCCGAAGAATTGTTCGTTGCGATGAATTCTAGCGAAATGGAAGACATGCAAATAAAAGACTTGACCGTCGACTTGCGTGTTGAACAAGTGGTCGATTCTATTCAAGCGATGCTGGACATGTTGAGTATGCAAGTCGGTTTATCCGCTGGAACGTTTACATTTACAAATCAAGGGATGAAAACAGCTACGCAAGTCGTATCAGAAAACAGCGAAACGTATCAGACACGAGCGAGTCATCTATCTGTTATCGAAGACGCTTTGCGCGATTTAATCGTTGCTGTATATGAAGTCGTAACGTTAGACGATGATGAAGATGATAAAAACGAACCATTAGACCGCATGGATATTTCAATCGATTTCAACGATGGCGTATTTACAGATTCGCAATCTTTATACAACTATTGGGCGCAAGGGTATAAAGACGGTCTAGTGCCGATGGAACAAGCGCTCAAGCGTATTTATAAGTTATCTGATGACGAAGCAAAAGAATGGGCGGAAGGATTGAGTCAAGACGGACAACGAAATGTGTTGACGAGACGCCGAGCTTTAGCACAAGCAGAATTGGAGCTTGAACGATGATATTTCAACAATTCCAAACCATTGAATGGATGATAGTGCAAGAAATTATACGTTTGCTGGCTTACGAAGAAGGCGAAGCGATTCGATCGTGGGCAAACCAGCGTATCAGCCAAACAGACGAACTTGTGGAGTTCGTTATTAGCGTGCTGTCGTCTAGTCGCTCACAAATTATGGAAGCAGTGGAAACGGATGTACAAGCAGCGTTTGAGTTGATTCAAGAGCATATGCGGCAAGAGTTCGATGTCGAAATAGAAATGGATGACGAGCATGTCGGTCGAGTGGTTGAGTATTTGAACCGAGATGTCATGCGTGCGTTACCTGAAACGGCAGAAAAGTCGTACTTATCTATTATCGAACATGTACGTGAGAGCGAAATAACGGACGATTCAGACCTTTCTACGGTTATAAGTACTATCTTATTGGAAGACCTCGAAAACGGTCTGAAAAGTGGGTTTATTCAATCAGACGGAGTGCGATGGTCGTTAGATAGGACGGTCTCGCATATCGAAAAAAGAATCTATCATGATACGTTTAATCGTGCGTTTGAACGTTTGCGATTTGCTGGTGTAGAGCTAGTGAGAGTGTTCAAGTTCGCTAATTGTCGAGACGCTTGCTTAACTTTGCAAGACAGCGGAATAATTTGCATTGTGCCAGAGAACGAAGCGAGCGAAGAAGCAAGGCAGTATCCAAATATTTGGGATCCCTCTCATAAATACAGAGAAGCGGATGGTCACCGAGGTAAACCAATTAATGCCTCGTAACAATGTGAACCTTATTACTCAAGGGTGTTCTATTATACGGTATCAATTGTAGACATAGGAACGATTGTTTGGTATAATAGAGCTAACGGGGAAACCTCTAGAAGGCAATCCCGTGCTAAGACTTGAAAGGGTGGTTCATATGTCAACTGGTGTTTACAAAATCACGAATAAGTTAAACGGTAAGGTTTATATAGGGTCTAGTACAAATTTGGAGCAGAGGAAAATGGACCACTTTAAACCGTCAACTCTTGTTAGTCACAGAAGTCATTTGCCTCTTTACCAAGATATCAAATGTTACGGGGTTGAAAATTTTAATTTTGAAGTGATTGAGTATTGCAAAGAAGATGAGTTGGTCCAAAGAGAAGACTTTTATCTATCTAAAGTTCAGGGATCTGATTGCTATAACTCTGTTTACAAATCGATAACGATGCATGATGAAGAGTTTTCCGAAGCTAATAGCAGAAGGCTCACTGAAATGAATAAACGTAAATGGAAAGACCCTGAGTATAGAAGACAAAGATCCGAAACTTCAAAAGCATACCAAGCAACAGTTCCTTACGAGGAACGCGCTAAATCTATTGAAGGACTAAATAAGTATACAAACTCAATCAAACTACCAGTTGGACAATATGATAAAGAAGGAAACCTTATAGCTACATTCGAAGGAGTTCGTGAGGCTGAAAGAGCCATGAACTTACCAAATGACACAATAGGCAAAGTGTGCCGAGGTGTGAAATATCGAAAAACAGCTGCCGGTTTCGTTTGGAAATACCTAGACAAGTAAAGCGTAGAGACTATCGAAAGCAATTAAGCATCCGTTATGGGTGCTTTTTTAGTTAGTAGAGTAGGGCGGAAGATGAGTTGCCGTTCGAAGCGCATTGCACGCTGATATAGCGTGAAGATATAGTCCGATACTCACGGCGACGTGAGAAAACATAAATGATTAATTGTCGTCATGCTTGGCATAATATTAACGCAGAAACAGACAGAACCAAAACGTTGTACGAACGAGTGGATGAAATTGGGTTGCAATTAGAAATCTATCGTTTGAGATTTAAGAATATGCTTCGAAGATACCTGTAAAGGTGGTGGTGCCCTTGTTAATCGATGTTAACGACTAAGAAGGGAGTAGTGATCCAAATGCTGAAAAATGCTGTATCTCGCTTGTTTTGAGCGTTATCAATAACAAACCTCGCCCAAAGTTGCTGAAGGCGTTAAAAGCTGTAAATTTCGCTCGCTTAGGCGTTACATAAGCTAACCTACCGGAGTCGTTGCTCCGTTACAAAATCGAAAGGGGAAATTTAGTAATGAATAGAAAATTTTTAGAAGAATTAGGCTTGGAGAAGGAAACTATCAACGCAATCATGGCACGTCATGGAAGTGCAGTAAACGAATTGCAGGATAGTGTTCAGTCACTTGAGAAAGAAAAAGAGCAGTTGGAAGAGCGAATCAAGCAACATGAAGCGCAGCTTGACGAATTAGAGAGCAATAGCGGTGACAACGAACTCAAGAAACAAATTGAGGAACTTAAAGCAGCTAACGAACAGCTCAAAGAAGAAAAAGCTACAGAATTGGCCGAAATGCAACACCAACACAAGATTAGTCTAGTTGTAAAGGACTTAGGAGCGAAAGACGAAGAGTTCATTGCCGCTAAATTGAATGATTTGGAGTTAAAAGACGGCGAATTAGTAGGTTTAGATGATCGAGTGACCGAACTAAAAGAAAAACATCCGTTGTTGTTTGATGATGTTCAACCTGAACAGCCTAAACAGCCGAAGAAATGGAGTCAAGGTGGTTTGAACACTGTTTCGAACAGCGGCTTGACGAAAGCAGAAATTATGCAAGAAAAAGACGCAAACAAGCGTCAACGATTGATTCAAGAAAACAAAGAATTATTCCAATAAAGAGAGGACAATTTACATGACAAAATTATTAAAAATGGACATCCAGCACTTTGCTCCTCGAGCAGAGAACTATCCAGAACCAAATACGCAAATGCAGGAAAACTTTAGTAATTTAGACGCTCGTTCTATTGATTACACTTATCGCTTCGGCGAGAACTTTAGCAAATTTGTTGAAGCATTAGGTATTACTCGTCAAATTCCAGTGCAAGAAGGGTTTACATTAAAAATGTACACTGCCCCAGAAGTTGACTTGGCAGATGGAGATGTGGGAGAAGGCGAATTGATTCCACTTTCTAAAGTGACGCCTCAACCTGCTGATGAAATTGAAATCACGTTGAAAAAATATCGTAAAGTAACTACTGCCGAAGCTATTCAACGTTATGGACGTGATGAAGCGATTAACCGTACAGACGATGCGATGATTCGCGAGATTCAAAAAGGCATTCGTGATTATTTGTTTGACGTAATCAAAACACACGGAACAGAACAAGTAAACTTGAACGCTGGTACATTGCAAGGTGCATTAGCTTCTGCTTGGGGAGCGTTAGAAGTCTTGTTTGAAGATGACGTGATTACCACTGTTGCGTTCGTCAATCCTATGGATGTTGCGAAGGAAATTGCAAACAAAGAAATTACACTCGAAACTCAATTCGGGTTGCGTTACTACACTGATTTGACTGGAACGGTCGTTATGTTAAATAACACAATTCCACAAGGAACAGTATATGCAACTGCTGCGGACAATCTTCAAGTAGCGTATATTTCAGCTGGATCTGACGCTTTCCAAGAATTCAACATGTATACGGATGAATTTGGATACATTGCTATGGCTCATGGACAACAGTTAGAAACGTTGTCTGTTCAAACGGTTGCAGCTTCTGGTGTATTAATCTTCCCAGAGCGTTTAGATGGAATGGTTAAGATTGAAATTGATGCACCTGCTGAAGCTCCAGATCCACAAGCATAAGGAGTGACAAAACATGGCTAAATTCAAAGTATTGAAGCCGTATAAAGATTTAGAAATCGGTCGAAAGTTAGAAAAAGACGAAGAAGTAGAAATGACAGTGAAGCGTTCAGAAGAAATTGCTAAAACTCTGAAAGAAAAGGGGTTCGAAGGCGATTTCTTAGAGCGCTTAGACAATAAGAAATAGAGTGATGTCAATGCAGCAGCAATACATTACAGCAGAAGAATTCAAAGATTTTACTGGGGAAGAAGCGCCAGACAACTTTAAATATTTGGAAATGAGAGCGAGGGCTGAACTAGATACAGCTACTCGTTTTCATTTTCGCACAAATGAGTTTACGGATGACTTCATTTCTCAGCAGTTCAAACAAGCAATGGTCGTTCAAGTACAGTTCTATATCGAAATGGAGACGACCTCATCCGAAGCGATGAATGCTAAGCCAGATAGTGTGAGGATTGGAGATACAACCGTCTCTTACAACCGAAGCGGGAATGCCACCGAGAGAAGTCGACGTGATACGGCTCTTTCTCAAGATGCGGTTAACCTGCTTCGTGGTACTGGCTTGCTTTATCGAGGTGGTGTGCAATATGGTTCCTAAAAACATGCTGAACGATTCCTTTGTCTATGAAGAATTTGAAGATGAAGACCGAAACGGTGTGCCAATCTACAAAGACCCTGTTGAAGTTGAACACGTGAAATTTGAGAAAAAGAAGGCATGGCACAGAGATAGTAATGAAGCAACGCTCAAACGAAACGGGCGATTGTTTTGCTACTCAGCTCACACCACGCCTTTTTTGAATTTCCAAGAAAAAGCACGTGTCACAGTGGATGGTCAAGAGTACATCATAAACGCGGTAAATGAGTACGACGAGCCATTTTCTAAGAATCGCACTATCTATGAACTGAGTGTGATTTAAATGCTTATATCGCATGAATTAAAAGAAATAGAGCGCATGCTTGGTGACCGCAACAGAAAGAATGCCAACAGACGAGCGACAGGGAAGTTCTTGCAAAGGGCACAACCTTATGTACCTTTGGAACGAGGACCTTTGCGTTCTGTTGGTCGTGTTGTTGACCACGAAACAGTCGAATGGCGAGGGCTACCGTACGGAAAAGCACAATTCTACGGAAGTAATGGAATAGTGACCTTCCGTAATTATACAACGCCGGGAACGGGCCCACGCTGGGACTTGGTGGCAAAAGGAAACCATATGCGTGAGATTGAAGAATCGTATGTGAGGGGGTTAGGACTATAGACTTCGAAACACTAATTGGAGACTTCATTGAAGCTCAAAACCTAGGATTTCCGCTTAGGAACGACATCAACAGCGAAACCGAGTCTATTGCTCTGGCTCGCTTGCCTGGCGGAACAACCATTCGTGAATATTTTGACGGAACAAAAGACAAGCGCTTGAATTATCAAGTGCAAGGGAAAGTGAAGCCTGAAAACCGACAAAAAATGGTAGAAGGGCTTACTAAATTAACAGATTTGCTGAACGACCTCGAAGAGTTGGAAAGCTCTGACGGGTCGTTTGATTTTGTTCAAATAACAGTCGGGAATGAGTTGTATTTCTCGGATGCAAACGATGGATACACATATTTCCGATTAGACTTCCAACCAGAACTAACAATTTATAAAAAGAGAGGATAATTTGCATGAAATTATTAAAAATGAATATTCAACACTTTGCAAGACGTAAAAATGCGTTGCGCCAGCACTTAATTGCTGATTTTGACCCAGCAAACCGTGATACAGTTCCGGCAGATGAGGACTTTAAAGAATTGTCTCACTGGATTACAGATATCGAAGATGGGTCTGACGAAACAGTCGATCCGTATGCCGACTACGCGGGGGATGGAACAGAAAAAGATGAAGTAACTATGTTTAAAGAAGCGTACGACGTAACTGGAACATACGACCCAGAAGATGAAGCGCAAGCATTAGTTGCAAGCAAGAAACGTTTATTAGGAGATGGCCGTAAAGTATGGCACCGAATCATCTCTGCCGACGGAAACACTAGCGTGACGGGGGTGGCTACTTTATCAGCAATCGTTGCTGGTTCTGGTAACGCTGCAGAGTTTGAAGCGTTTGGTTGCCGAATTGCGTTTGATGAAATCGCGAAAGAAGATACTCCTTCAACTCCCTAGTGAACCTCCGGAACCTGAACCGGAGCCTGAAGAACCATCAGCTTAATACATTTGAGGAGTGGAAACACTCCTCTTTTTTTGTACTTAAAAATTAGGAGCGTGACGATATGGGACTAAAAATTAAACTGCACCAGAATACTATCCCAATTGAATTTGAAGATCCAGAAACAGGAGAAATTGTTGAAACATTGCATTTCGACAAGACGGATGACGCAATCCAAAAACTTCGCAAACAAGACGAAGTTATTAAAGAATTGGCCGAAGAATTGGATGAGAAAAATGCCGAACTGGAAGAGACGAAAAAACTTGTAAAAACATGTTTTGATGCGGTATTTGGAGAAAATGCATTCGAGAAGATTTACAAGATTAACCCTTCATGTTTGATTCTTTTGCAGTACTACATTTCAGCAGTGGTTTATATCCGTAAAGAAATGGATGACTTTGAAGGTGCAAAAGACCTAGAAAAATACATTACTGGGTAAGGGAGATGGCTAAATGCTACTCCATTACAGATTAGATGATGAAATTGAAATTGATGGTAAGAAGTACGTTGTTAATGCTTCTTTTGACGTGATTCTGCGCGTTATAGACCTTTTAGAAGAGAAACGCTTCTCTCCTATCACTCAAGTGAAAACAGCGCTCAAAATGCTTATAAATGACAATTTAGAGCATTACACGCATGAAGAACGAATTGAATGCATGCAACAGATATTAGATCTATATGTCCAGATGAAAGAGCCTGTGACGTTAGACCGTGCGGGCAATCCAATGCCAACACCGCCGAAAGATGATTCTGGGGCGACTTATTCGTATACAGAAGATGCAGATTATATCTACGCAGCTTTCATGCAAACATATGGCATTGATTTGATTGAACAGCAAGGTAAATTGCATTGGGCGAAGTTTAAAGCGCTCTTGACGGGTCTGCCTGACAATACGATGTTCAGTGAAATCCTTCGTATTCGTGGTTGGGATCCAAGCAAGGAGAAAGAGAAGTACGCCACTCGTATGAATCGACTACAGAAGAAATACAAATTAAAAGGAAAGGAGGATGAATAAATGGCAAGTGACGGAACGGTTACGATAAAAGTTCAAGCGAATGATAAAGATTTAAACAAACTTGTCAAAAGTGTGCAGAATCTTGCGAAACAATTGGATAGTTTGCCTTCCAATCCGTTCGATGGTATCGCTCGTGGGGCTGTTCGTGCAAAAGATGCTTTATTCGGCGTTTCTGATGGGTCTGACGAAGTTTCACGCTCGTTGGATAGGATTGACTCATCAAATGTTGATGATGTCTCAAATAGCGCAAATAAAGCTGATTCAGAATTAGAACAATTATCCTTTACGGCGGATGAAGTAGATTCAAGCGTTAATAGCATAGATAGCGATGCACTGGATGCATTAGGCACAAGCGCTGACCGTGCAGATGCCGACTTGGAAGGATTGAGCTTCACTGCTCAAGATGTGGACTCAAATATTTCTAACATTGACTCAAGAGCAATTGAATCAGTTGGAAACAGTGCCGACCAAGCCGATGGGAATTTGTTTGCGTTAAGTCACTCTGCAAACGATGTGGCTAAAGAAATTGACAACGTAGATGCAAGCAGCGTGGAAGATGTTGGGCGTAGTGCTGACCGTTCTTCATCAGAAATGGATGAAATGGGTAACAGTGCTGGACAAGCTGCGAAAGAAATTAACGAGATTGATGCTCGACCAATTGAAAACACAGAAAAAAGCTCTCGTAAGTTAAACACTTCATTCATGGAGCTGCTAAAAACAGTCGGTGTTGTGAAACTGGTAAGCGTTGGTTTTGATATGCTAACTGGTTCGATTGATGGAGCAATAGACCGTTTCGATACGTTCAACACTTTCCCAAGAACGATGCAGGGCTTGGGATATTCTGTGGAACAAGCGGATCGCGCCATTCGCCGATTGGATGAAGGCACACGTGGTTTGCCAACTACTTTAGATGGAATCGTGAGAAATACCCAACGTATTGCGGCGGTAACTGGAGATTTAAACCTTGCAACAGAGACAGCGTTGGCATTAAATAACGCATTCTTAGCAAGTGGATCTAGCGCAGCAGATGCGGCACGTGGTACGGAACAATACGTTCAAATGTTGAGTAAAGGCGAAGCCGATTTACAGTCTTACCGTACGTTGCAAGAAACAATGACACTGGCATTGAACAAAACAGCAGAGTCTTTCGGATTTGCTGGAGAATCTGCACAGACGGATTTCTATGCAGCGCTTAAGTCCGGAGAAATTACTTTCCGCGAGTTTAACGCACGCTTAATCGAAATGAGCGAAGCTCAAGGCGGTTTTGCTGATTTAGCACAAACCAATAGTGAATCACTGCGTACAAGTTGGACAAACTTACGAACAGCGTTTGTGCGTAATACAGCTAACATCATAAGTAAATTAGATGAACTTTCCTATGCACTGACAGGCAATTCAATCGCTCAAAACGTTGACCGACTACAAAAAGTTGTGAATACAGCATTTGGAGCAATCGGAACTGCTATTGATATGGTTAGCCCTATCGTTATTGCCTCCGCTGATGCATTCCGAATGTTATATCAGGCAACTGAGCCGCTACATCCGTTATTTATTGCTACTGCAGCAGGTATTGGTGCAATGATTATCCTTGCGAAAGTACAAACATGGCTAAGCGGAACAACTATCGGTATTGCGGCTTATACATTTGCAACAGAGAAGATGAATGCAGCTACTCTTGCAAATATTGCCGTCCAAAAATATAACCTCATATGGGCGAAGGCGGCAACTACACAATTCTCTGTTCTTTCTGCGGCTATGGGAGCGAAAACTCTTGCCATAGGTGCTGCAACGAAAGCTTGGGGATTGTTATCTGGTGCAATCACATTCTTAACTGGTCCAGTAGGATGGGTTATTGGTGCGATTGGTGCTGTTGCTGGAGGTTTAGTCTATCTATGGAGAACTATAGGACAGGCATCAGAAGAAATGGTTGAACTAACCGAAGATATTGACGACGCAAGCGATGCAACAAGGTCGCTGGCCGATAGCATTGACACTGCTTCGGAAAGTTATGCGACATCTCAAGCTAGAATGGAAGGGCAAACTAATTCTATTAAGACGTTGATGGCCGAAACTGAGCGATTATCTAAACAAGAACGTCTATCTGCAGCAGATAAGAAACTGCTTCAAGATAACATTGAAGAATTGAACAGCTCGGTTGAAGGCTTGAGTTTGGCTTACGACGAGGAGCAAGGTCGTTTGACTGCTTCTAACGAAGCAATGGAAGCAAGGCTTCGAATGATGGAAGAAGAGGAAAAAATGGCTGGCGCTCAAGAACGATTGAGAGAAATTAGCGAACAACGTGCCGAAGCCACAGCTCAACTGGAAGAAAACTCACGAAAATTAAATGAAGCGCAAGAAATGCTGGATGAATCAGGTACAAACTGGTTCGGAAAGAATAATGATCTGAAAGAATCCGTTGAAGAACTGAAAGAGGAAAACGAAAACCTCAAAAATGGATTGACTGAGCTTGGCGAAGAAGAAGAGCGAGTAAACGCTCAACGAACCGAAAGTGCTGAGGCTTACGCAGAAGCGCAAGAAGTAGCCAACAATCAAGTCGTCACTTCTCTTGAACAATTATCCGACAAACAAAGAGAAGTAGCGGAAAGTATTCAATCTGAATATCAAGGACTTGTTGCAGCGGCTCGTGATTGGTCGAATGAAATAGAGACCGAATACACCAAAGTTAATGCAGATGGAGAAGAATACGTCGCTAGCTCGAAAGAAGTATTTGAAGACCACAAGCGAGTGTTAGAAAACAACGTTGAAGCAATGCGTGAATGGTCTGAGAACATGGAAGCATTGTCAGAACGTGGGATTGATGATGGACTCCTGGAACAACTTCGACAAATGGGGCCGGAAGGTCTACCGCTCGTGGAAGGATTCGTTAATGCATCTGATGAAGAACTTCGTGAAATGGAAGGATTGTTCTCAGAAGCTGCCGAACTATCAAAAGAAGGTTTGATGAACGGTTTAGCGATTGAAGAAGGCTCCATCATTGAAGGTGCTGATGGACTGATCTTCAACACGGGCGAAACTATGATTGAAGCAGTCGAACGAAGCGGTTTAGCAGATATTGTTCCGAACGCTTTGCAAGAATCCGAAACGGATATGGTTGAAGCTGGAAGAAATGTCGCTGAAGGAGCGGCACGAGGGATCGAGGAAGGTTCTGCAAGAGCATCTGCAGCTTCTGGGGATATGGCCTCAGACATTAACGAAGCGTTTGCTACTGAACTTGCTATTCATTCTCCTTCTCGTAAGTTTAAACAGCATGGTTCAGATATTGTTGCTGGTTTGCTCGCTGGTTGGAATCAAGAGAAACCGAAGATGTTGCAAGCTGTTACTAAATTCGCTACAGAATTAAGCAAAACGTTCAGTGACTCGATAAAGGATATCAATTCAAATTCGTTATCTGGATGGAAGTCACTAACTGATACCATAACGAAACAACTGAAAGATGCGAATAATTCTGTGAAAACGGAACTTACTAGCATGTCTCAACAACTTCAAACATCTAACAACCAAATGAACCAAGTTGCGTTACAAGGGACGACTCAAATGACTCGTACGTATCAACAATCGTATCGGGAAATTAATTCTATTGTAACGAGAGAACAACGAAACATGGTTCAAACAACTACACAAAACGTTCGATTGCAGCAACAAATCACGCAAAATGGATACAGAGCTATGCGAAACATGGTTCAAAACGAAATGAATGGTGTTGTTAATGTTACTCGAACGGCAATGTCTCAATCGGTTGCGATTATGCAAAACACCGCAAGTCAAGCAAGATTAGCGGGTCAAAATATGGGGCTAGGCTTTAGAAATGGACTAGCTGGAACAGCTGGAAGCATTCAAGCAACTGCTAGAAACTTAGCAAATAGTGCAGCTAGCACAATCCAGCGTGCGTTAAGAATCAACTCGCCGTCACGTGTGACAATGGCTTTAGGTGAGTATACGGGTGACGGATTAGTTGAAGGGATGAAGCACCGACTAAGAGATGTCGAACAAATCGCTGGAGAAATGGCACAAAAAGCATTACCACAAATCGATGTTGGGCGTACTCTTGGGTTAGTTGGTGGCACGCATGCGGCGGCTTCTATAGTGAACAACAATCAATCTTACACGCTGAATGCCAATGGAAGCAGCGGAACAAGCGGATTGTCTAGAGATGAAATGGAGCGAATATTTAAAGAGTTTATTTGGTACATCCAACAAGGAGAAGGGGGTGCTTTAGATGGCTGAAATTATATTTAACGGTATAAGTAGCCAGTCATTTGGATTGGAACTTATCAATGAGGTTACTCATGAAATTGCAAGTAACGATATTGAAACAGTCCCAATAGAAGGCCGTGACGGTGTTTTGCTTGTAGATAGACAAAGACTTAACCCAGTCGAAAAAGCATTCCCTATGGTGCTGAAAAACGAAGTATACGGCACTTCAAGCCGGATAAGTGAATGGCTAGGTGTGAAAGGCTGGAAAGATTTAGAGCTTTCTTGGGATCCTGATTATTTGTATCAAGCAACAGTGATTAATCAAATCAGTATAGACGAAGTAGTAAAGCAATTCGGGAAAGTCCGAGTTGTTTTTTTAGTTCATCCGATAAAAATGTTGAAGGATTCTCTAACAAGTAGGTCTTTAAGCAAAGGACAGACGATAGTAAATCGAGGGAATGTTGAAGCGAAACCCGTTATCACATTGAACGGGTATGGTGATACTGTTTTAACGATAAATGGACGGCGTACAGCGTTGGAAGATATCCAAGGAACAATCACCTTAGACATGCACAGAAACCTAGTATATAGCGGTAATTTGAGCGTATGGGACAAGGTTCTGCGTGAAGCTAATACGCATAAACCATTCTTAGACGTGGGATCGAACGTGATTAATTGGACGGGCGATTTCACAGCAACAATAACACCGTATGAAGGAGTGAGGCTATAAGATGATTCCTGTTCTTTATAACAAAGACGAGAAGCAATTTCGTTCATACGGATTAGGAGAATTGTCTGATTTTGTCGAAACTCCCGATGTCAAACGTGAACGGAATGGCCAATATACTTTTTACATGAGGTACCAGCTAGACGGCGTTCTTGCGAATGAGCTAAAAGAAGGCATGAAGATTAAATCAAGTGCTGGACCTCGTACAGAATGGCAAACCTTCGAAATTAACCGTATTGTTGCCGATTCGCAACAGTTTATAGAAGTATACGCCAATCATGTTTCCATGCGTACCCAGAAAGATGCGATTCGTCCAAGAGTAAACGGTCGAAACTTCAACGGACAACAATTGCTTGAGCTTTGGAGAAATAACTTAGTTGGAGACGACCATTGGGAAGTTTGGTCGGATATTACAACGCAAGTTAGTGTGGAATGGAAGATTGAGGACTACAACAACGCTCGTGAAGTGCTTGGCGGCAAAGAAGGTTCAATCCTTGACCGCATTGGCGGAGAATATGAATTCGACAACCAGACTATTCGTCTGTGGAGACAAATGGGGCGTACCGCTCCGATTGTACTGGAATATGGTCGAAACATTAAATCTGTCGTAAAAGAGAATCAAGAAGATTCAGTATATACAAGTGTCTATCCGTTCGCTATGTATACACCTGAAGGAAGAGAGACGATGGAAATCGTTACACTTCCAGAGTTCTATGTTGATTCGAATTATGTAGGAATGTACGACCACAGAAAAGTACAAGTTGTTGATTTTACTAGTGAGTTTGATAATGACAATCCGCCGACTGTCCAAGCAGTTCGTCAACTTGCCCAACAATTTATCGAAGCCAATGAAGTGGGAAGTCCTTGGCAAAACGTAAAAGTTGAATACCAGGACTTATCCAAGACTCTTGATTACAAAGATTTCCAAGTGATGGAAGAAGTCGAACTCAATGATGTTGTTCCAATTTTTTATCCAAAATTGGATGTGATGAATAATAATGCCAAAGTTGTTGTAACTGTATGGGATCCAGTAAAAGAGGAATACAAGAACATTGAGCTTGGTGTTATTGGACAAAGAATAGGCAATGTGTTGAACCGCGGGATCAATGAGCGACTCAACCAGATCGAAAGGGAGCAAGAACGCCAGCATGTTTATATTGTAAATGCTGCTGGGAATAGAATTTGGTATTCCACTCCCCCAGATGATGTCGAACACAAAATTGGCGATTTATGGTTTGAAGAAAACGGACCATATACACGTTTGAGAATTTGGAACGGAAATCAGTGGATGACGGAACTTGACACCGAAGACATCGATCAAATCGCTCAAGCCATCGAAGCCCAGCAAGAAGACATTAAGGACGCAAAATCCTCAGCGGATGCAGCTAACCAGCAGATTAATGACGCGATTCAGAACGCTGGATTTACGAGTTTAACGGACACGATAAGCTATGTAGATAATTTAGCAAACACCGCAGAAGCGAATGCTCAAACAGCTATGACCTTAGCAACGGATTTAAGCGGACAAGTGAGTGATTTCGAGTTAACCGTAGACGGTTTCAATGCGACCATTCAACGAGTTGAAGCTGATTATGGTGAGTTAGAAGGCACTGTAAGCAGTCTAGGCGCAGATGTCAGTGCGGTCGCTGAGCAAATCACTAATCGAGTCTGGCAGACGGATATTGATGATACTATGGAATTAATCACACACGTGGAAACAGAATGGCGTCAAACAGCTCAAGGGTTTGAACAATCGATTACTCAAATCGAGTCGGACGTTAATGGAAAAGCTAGCTTAGTGGCATTTAACACGCTAGAAAGCAAAGTTGACGGAACGATCCAACGTATCGGCGACGCTGAGGGGAATATTACTCAGATAGAAGCGAATGTGAACGGCTTGCAGACGACTGTTGCCAGTAAGGCTAGTCAGACAGAGGTTACACAGTTGGCTACTGGGTTTAATGTACTGAGTACAAACTTCAATAACCTTGAAATTGGTGGA